CCCGGCACATATTGTCAAAAAATATATCAAGGTCATGATCGTAAGGTATCTAAAGATGTTGTGATATCTACGTGGCAGTCTTTATATAAAATGCCAAAAAGTTATTTCGAACAGTTTGGAGTTGTGATCGGTGATGAGGCTCACATGTTTAAGGCAAAATCTTTAACAGGTATTATGACAAAAATGCATAACACCAAATACAGATTTGGTTTTACGGGAACTTTAGATGGTACATTAACACACCGATTAGTATTAGAAGGTTTGTTTGGTAAGGCTGAAAAAGTTGTGTCCACCAAAGAACTGATGGACAAAAAATCTTTAGCTCAGCTGAAGATTAAATGTATAATATTAAAACATCTAAATATTAGGGAGAAGTTTTCATATGCTGAAGAATTGGATTATATTGTTGCCGACGAGAAAAGAATGGATTTCGTGTGCAATCTATTACGCCATCTTAACGGGAATACTTTATGTTTGTTTCAGCTTGTAGAAAAACACGGCAAAATAATATATGACAGAATAGGAAAAGATAGTGCGTTTTTCGTATACGGAGGAACGAGTACGGAGCATAGGGAAGAGATTCGTGGATTGGTTGAAACGCACACCAATTCTATTACTATTGCATCCTATGGCACTTTTTCTACTGGTATTAATATTAGGAACATTCATAACATCGTGCTCGCAAGTCCAAGTAAATCCAAAATTAGGGTACTCCAATCTATTGGACGAGGGCTCCGCACAAGTGAGAGTAAAGATTCCGTTTTAATTTTTGATATCGCAGATGATCTAGGAAAAGATAACTACACGTTAAGGCACTTTACGGAACGTCTAAATATCTATAACGAAGAACAATTCGACTACGAAATAAGTAAGGTAAAACTTAAATGAACGAAACAACTGAATATAAACTTATAAAGTTGGTTAATGGCGAGGATATTATCTGTATGGTCGAGAGCGATGATTCTAAGAATTATAAAATACTTTGGCCACTCAAACTGCAAGTTATGCCGAAAGTGACAAAAAAGGGAATACTTGAATCCTTAAGCCTAAGTACGTGGATACAATCTTACACAGAGGAAAGAGTTTTCGATCTCCCAGTGCGTAGTGTGGTTATGACAATAGAGCCGTCACCCGGCTTGTCTAGATACTATGAATACGTTGTCAAGAAGTTAATGAGAGAAGAGAACGAAGAATTCTCTGATTGGGCAGACGAAATAAATGAAGATGATATTTATGATGAACTCTTAGAAGAAGAAGAGTCTCCCAGTAAACTTATTCATTAAGCTATAGCTATACTCTAACCCCTCAACATAGTTGAGTGTATAGAGGTTTGGAGGTATTGTCAATGCTCCTTTTAATATTTAAAAGCTTTTAAAAGGGACTTGATATATACGGTATGTTGTAGTATATTAAATCTATTCTAAGTCGAGGAGTTCAAATGGCTAAACAAAAAAGTATCCATTATGTTGACAACAAAAAATTTCTGCAAGCAATGATCGAATGGCATGCAGATTGTGATAAAAAGGGAGAGCAAGTCCCTGTTACTAACTATATTGGTGAGTGTTTTCTAAAGATTGCAACACACCTATCTTACCGGCCCAATTTTATTAATTACACATATAGAGATGAGATGATTTCAGATGGCATCGAAAACTGTTTACAATACGTTAAGAACTTCAATCCAGAGAAGTCAAAGAACCCTTTCGCATATTTCACGCAGATCATCTACTACGCCTTCATCAGACGTATTCAAAAAGAAAAAAAACAAGGACATGTTAAAAACAAAATCATAGAAAAGGCTAACTATTCTTCTTTTGTTACGATGGATGGTGATGATACTGTATATCAAGTTACAGGTTTTGATCCTACAATTATGTTACCAGATGAAGATATCTATAAACCAAAGAAGACCGAGAGTACAAACAAAAAAGGTTTAGAAAATTTTATGGAAGAGGATATCGACAAAGTAGCTGTTAAGGGAACTGAGCGTTGAAGATTGCGATTATTACAGATACACATTTTGGTGCTCGAAACGATAATCAAAACTTTAATGAACACTTTTACAAATTCTATGAGAATGTTTTCTTTCCAACATTGGAAGAACGTGGAATCAAAACTTGTGTCCACATGGGAGATGTTGTTGATAGACGTAAATTTATCAGTTACAAAATAGCTAATGACTTTCGAAATAGATTTATTAAACGATTTGGTGAACTTGGTATTGATCTACATATTATTATTGGGAATCACGATACTTACTATAAAAACACCAATGAAGTAAATTCTATGGAAGAACTAGTCGGTAGAGATAGACACAAGATTTATACTGATCCAGAAGTTGTAGACTTTGATGGTATTCCCGTACAGTTCATTCCTTGGATAAATGCTGGAAACTATGAGGCATCTATGGCTGCGTTGGGAAGATCGCCGGCTGATATTGTTATGGGCCATCTAGAGATCAATGGTTTCGAAATGCACAAAGGACATATGGCTCAGGGTTCTTACGAAAAAGAATTGTTCAGACGTTTCGATACTGTGTTCAGTGGTCACTTTCATCATAAGTCAGATGATGGTCAAATATATTATTTGGGAACACCATATGAAATCTACTGGAATGATTATCAAGACCCTAAAGGGTTTCATATTTTTGATACAGAGAGTAGAGAACTAGAACGTATCTTAAATCCACACACAATCTTTGAAAAGATTTACTACGATGATACAGTCAATGATTACAGCAAAGAAGACATGTCCAAGTACAGAGATAAGTATGTGAAGTTGATTGTTGTAAATAAGAAAGACCTATATGGGTTTGATCAATTTGTAGATAAACTTTTGAAGGCTGATGCTTTTGAGGTAAAAATTGTTGAAGACTTTTCAGAACTTGATCCAGAGAATGTGTCTGATGAGATCATCGAAAAGACAGAGGATACTATGACCCTGTTGGAAAATTACATAGAAGAACTAGATGTGACGCTAGACAAAGAACGGCTAAAAGGCACCATGCGATCACTCTACACAGAAGCACAGGATATTGAAGTTTGATTATTTTTAAGTATGTGAGATGGAAGAACTTTCTATCAACTGGTAATAACTTTACAGAGATACAGTTAGACCGAAATCCAACAACACTAATCATAGGAGAGAATGGAGCTGGTAAGTCAACCATTCTTGATGCACTATGTTTTGGTTTGTTCGGTAAGCCGTTCCGTAATATCAGTAAAGGTCAATTGACAAATACTGTTAATAACTCTTCTGCTATGGTAGAATTAGAATTTCAAATTGGTACGAAAGAGATCAAGGTTCGCCGTGGTATCAAACCTAATGTGTTTGAAATCTATATTAACGGAAAGATGTACAATCAGGATGCAAACGTCAGAGACTATCAGAAATATCTAGAACAACAAATCTTGAAGTTGAACTATCGCAGTTTTACACAGGTTGTTATTCTAGGTAGTTCTACGTTTGTGCCATTTATGCAACTCAAAGCTCGTCACCGCCGAGAAGTGGTGAATGAGATTCTAGACATTCAGATTTTCTCTATCATGAATCTATTGATGCGTGAGAGGATCAAAACTATTACATCTGATCTACGAGAAAACGAATATCAACATGAACTTGCAGATGAAAAAATTACAATGCAAGAAAAGTATATCGAGGACACGAAGAAGAACAAGAAAAAATTAATCACAGAAAAAACCCATCTAATTGCTGGTAATGAAGAAGAAGTTTTTAAACAAGAGGCTGAAAACAAAATACTGAAAGTGTCGAATGAAAAATATCTAAATGAAATTACTGATACGGACAAAGTAAAAGAACAGTATAGTAAAATGAAAGATATTCGTTCTACTTTGGTTGAAAAGAAAAATACAAATTCAAAGATGTTGCATTTCTTCGAAGAGAATGAAGATTGTCCGACATGCGAACAACCACTACTCAATGCTGAAGAGATGATTAGCTCGAAGCAGAAAGAGGTAGACAAGTTTACTAAAGCATTAGATGAGTTACAGGATGTATTGGTCAAGTCTAAGAATCGACAGACAGAGATATCAGGTATAATGGAAAAGATTCGTGCAAACGAAGTGAAGGCCGCACAGAGCAGCAGTTCTATTAGAGAGTTAGAAAAGTTTAATGCTACTCTCGCTAGCGAGATTGAAGCGTTGCAGTCTGGAACTGTTACCAAGGAAGAAGAAAACAAACTCAAGAAACTCAAAAAAGATTTTTCCTTCTTTGACAAAGAGAAAACCAAACTAAAAGAAGAGTTGACATATTCAGAGGCTGCACGAAATATGCTTCAAGACACTGGTATCAAGACCAAGGTGATCAAGAAGTATCTGCCTATCATGAATAAATTGATCAACACGTATCTTAATTCTATGGAATTTTACGTAAACTTCACACTTGATGAGAATTTCAACGAAACTATAAAGTCTAGATACCGTGATGAGTTTACCTATGCTTCGTTTAGTGAAGGTGAGAAGATGCGTATTGATCTGGCTCTGTTGTTTACATGGAGAGCCATTGCAAAGATGAAGAACAGTACTAATACTAATCTTCTTATTTTGGATGAGATATTCGACAGCTCTCTTGATGGTACAGGTACAGATGAGTTCCTAAAGATTCTCAATACATTGGGCAATGAGAACGTATTTGTGATTAGTCATAAACAGGATGCTCTTGCAGATAAGTTTAGAAGTACCATTCGATTTGAGAAGATCAAGAACTTTAGTCATGTGGTAGAATAATGGGAAAACGATCTGACTTTGAAAGAAAACCAAGAGACTTTTATCCTACACCATTTGTTGCAGTAGAACCTCTTATAGAACATTTACCACAAGGATTTGCATTTGCAGAACCCTGTGCTGGTGACGGTCAACTGTGCCGTCATCTAGAATATTTTGGTGGAACTTGTATGTGGGCAAGTGATATTGAACCACAGCTTCAAGGAATTGCAAAAAATGATTATAGCGAATTGGGTGAAAACGAAGTATTTGAGTCTGGATATATTATCACAAATCCACCTTGGGACAGGCAACTGCTTCATCCTATGATTGAACACTTTACAAAACTACGTCCTACATGGTTATTGTTTGATGCAGATTGGGCTCATACTAAACAGTCTGCACCATATATAAAAAACTGTGCAAAGATTGTCAGTGTAGGACGAATCAAATGGTTTGGTAATATGACAGGCAAAGATAACTG